CGTAGGGATTGTGTGTATGCGTGAAAACGTCATGGTTAGAGAGTTTAATTGATATAACTCTGAGTTTATGGTTAAAAACTCACTAGAGACATAGTTCTTTCCTACAGAGGGTTGTAAGCCAAATCTACGGGCTACAACGGTCCAATTCTCATAAACATCTACTGGCAACATGGCAGCAAGGTCGTCACCATTAAAAAGACAAGGTAACGACTGAATCTCTTTCACAGAGAGTCGTCGATTCAATGTCAATTCATATGCTACAACCACTGTCAACAAATTTGCTAGATTGAGCACCCGAAAACTTGCCGGGGAGCCCATAAGCTGTCCATTCCGTTGAGGGAAAAAATCCTCATCATATTCTATCAGATGACCCGTTAGAGCTCGGTGTAAATCCACCCGCATCTGTGCAGATAATTTAAAATAATCGCACAGTCCATCAACAATTGAATCTGAAACCTTCGAATTCAAATTGTTAGTGGCGGCCTTATAATCTCCAGAAAGGAGAAGAGAAGGAGACGCACCTATCTTACTTGGACCATCTCGGAATAGGACGCTATTGAGAAGCCTAGAACTACAAGGACCAACTGTGCATGAAAACATGTCGACAGTTCCCATCCGCTTCAAAAGCCATTTATTAAAAGGCTGAATACGGGCATACAATGTCTCTGGACCTTTAGTAATAACTCGCACCTTAAAACCTTCTTTTAAACCAATGGGTTTGCAGCAATCAAAATTTTCATCGTCAAAACGGAAGGATAAACAATCCCTCCTACGACTAGCTGCTCGCTCCATGATCTTACCCTTGAGGCTCAAATCATCATTTTCAACAAGTTCATCGTCCAAACTCTGAGAAATCTCAGAATTCGACGGAAAACCTGCTAATAAGTGAATGATCTCCCGAGTAGTCATATTGGAAAAGAGGTTATCAGGTGGTGGCGCCAATAAACCAAGCGCCCCTCCACTTCTAACAGTGGATGAGTAATGAGCAGAACAGCTCGGAATTAAAACGGAATCTCTCAACTCATGTTCTATTGTGACTATATCTTGATCTCTACGTGAGATTTCAAAAACTGCACAAAGAGTTGACCACAGGGTAGAAGGTTCATACTGTGTAAAGGAATTTAAACAATGGTCAATGAATTCTACGTCATCCATCTTTGGAGTACATAGATCCTTAACCGTTGACTTAATCTCCTTCTTCACTAGAGAATCCGTTGGTAGAGGGAATGATCTCTTAGATTGTAAAAGGCTCCAGGCGATCTGCATCCTCCGTTCATACGGTTGACGTTTCACCCACTGTTGCCAAGAATACAGA